GCTAATCTTACGTTCCAACTGTTTGCACAGAAGTCCCGCAGACGAGAAATGACGATTCATTGCCAACCTTGCTACAGTCATCGGATCCCTGCGTGATTTAATCACAGGGGTAGAACTGTTCTGCAAGATATAAATATACACGTTGCTACTCTTCACATCGGCCAGTATTTCCTCATCCTGCACCACAGCACGCTGCAGTTCAGGAGAGGCTTTAAGAAACCAGTCAATGCTACTCTTCGTCAATATGTCTTCACAGAGTGCTGCATATGATTTCTGGTGGTCAAACTTACTGACGCCCATAAACCTGGGATTATCCAGACTGCGCACTGCTTCACTGGCAGCACAGTCAGAACACAATTTGTCACCAGACGCCCTCATCTTTGAACAACGAGGGGCTTTGGCACATCCAGATTGGGTATCATTGGGCTTAGCAGCCGAAGAGTCATTTACTATTGACCCAAACCACCCCATAAAATTAACATAGGGTGAAAGATCACGATAACTCTTTAGGTTGCCAAAGCTTATAAGCGAGGCCACAAACAAACTTGCGTGAAGCAAAGCCTTACTCCTCCGATCTGAACACCAGTCAGCGAATCCAGCTTGATCTAAAATAGCATCAGCCTTCTTCTCCGACCCTTCACGCTTATACCACCACTTATACAGTGCACGCACTATAATTGCGATGATACATGCGATGATAGAACAGAGGACATAGAACTTCAATTTCGACATGGTAAAACCGCAGAAGTCACGAATTCGGACTCAAGAGCCCGTTTTCTGGCCCGCAGCTTTTCCCATCCATTGGAGCATTTCGTGGCAACCCACGAACGAACCCTCCACCAGTGACGATACACACAGAGGAAAGTTACACCCCAATACAGATTATTCACAGTATTCCACATGGATACCAAACAGAGCACAAAGCCAGCACGAAAATATGGAACTAACCATAAAGTGCGGGCCCATAGTCCTGCGGCCCAAAGGAGAACCGTAAAGAACCATCCTAAACTCATCCAAGCCCAAGCCGAGAGCAACACACCTATCAGGTACGACGGTAACTGACACCATACCACTACAGGCAGCATGATTGGTTGGTTGTTCACGTACTCCAAG